CAGCGGTGCGCTCGGTCCAAGCAGGGCTGACCAGTTGGGTTGGGGTCAAGGAAGTCCGCCTGATCGACGCGCATTCCTATCTCTGGCTGTTGGTGCGCCTGCCGCAGAAGATCGAACAGATGCGGCAGCAGGGCTTACAGCGGCCGGGTGATCTCAAGGCGGCTATGATCGGCCTCGCTCAGAGCGTGATCCACCGCGTCAGCAATGCCAACGGGCAGGCAGTCGAGCGGGTGGTGAAGAACAAGGAGCTCTTCGGGTTCTCTTCGACGGAAGCGTTCTATGATTTTCTGTGCCACCTGTGGGAAGAACAGGACGGGCGATGCGTGCTGACAGGTCTGCCGATGCTGCTGCCGCAGAAAGGACGACCGGTTACCGAGTTAATGGTGTCGATCGACCGAAAGGACAGCGCAGGCCACTATTCGCCGGAGAACATCCAGCTGACCTGTTGGTTCGCAAATCGCTGGAAGGGGACGCAGGCGGATCACGATTTCGCTGCGCTTATCGATATTCTGCGTCGGGGCGAGGAAGCCCAAGGCGATTATCCGCAGCACTTTGGAGCTATCACGGAATAGCGGTGTGCCGTTAGACATCCGCGCTTGATGCTCGCGCCACCACGAATTCTATCGACCTCTTCCTCGGCACGCACATCCCGTTCAAGCGCCAGACGATGACCGCAATCCCGTACTGCCAGCGCCGGTTTGCGGTGGCACGGCTGATGCCGAGTTCCCAGCAGATCGGCTTCCACGGCTTCCGGTTCGCTCGAAGCCACAGCAGGCGCGCGTCGGCGGGGTCGAGCCAGCGCAGCCAAAGCAAGGTCTCCTCGGCTTGGGTGATCTCGCGCGGGCTGGGCCTTGGCCGCCGCATCTGAGGCTGTCGGCCGACTTTGTCTGCGAAACTGTGGAAGTATTCGGGCCAGGCGTTGAAGTAGCCCTGCGGCTTGACCTCGGGCAGCATGCGGAACACATCGGCTGCGCTTTCAAGCTGGGCGTCTACCGTGGCTGGCGTCCAGTCACCCATTTGCGGCCTCCCGGCTATCGGAGCGTTGGCCATAGAGTTTGTCGCCCAGTTGGCGGACCAGTTCGCGTTCGGGCCAGGTCAGTCGGGGGTCGTCGACCGACACCGCGAGCAGACCTTGGTCATGCCAGCCTTCCTGCTTGACCCGTTCAGGATCACGGCGTGTGCCGCCATAGCCTCGGGGATGCCACCTCATGCGACGCCCCCATTGGTCTCGATGGACCACAGCAGTATGGCGATTGCATCGGCCTCGTTGTCGTCTGCGGGCGAAAAACCTTTGGCCTTGGCCGCCGCGATCATGGCCTCTTTCGGCGCATTCCCCTTGCCCGTGGCATGTCGTTTGATGGTGCCGACAGGCACGCCCTGATACGGCACGCCTCGCAGTTCGGCAAAAGCCGTCAGTGTCGCCATCAGTCCGCCATAAATGTGAGCCGCATCGGTACCTGCGTGCCGCCGCACCTCTTCAAACCAGATGGCTGAGATTGGGCCCGAGATGCGGTCGATTTCGCCCAGCCAGTTGGTGAAGCGCAAATAGCGCATGCCGCCGCCGTCGAAGCGGCCCGGGCGGAAGCTCGCAGTGCCGCTTGTGATCAGACCATCATGGCCGCGCAGGGCCCATCCGGTCGTGGTGCCCAGATCGAGGGCGAGGATGCAAGAACGGGAAACTGGCCCCGTTTGGGGGCGCAGGTCCGGCATGGAGATCGTCTGGTTCATGTTGAAGGCTCACAGACAGTGGGCCTTCGGCTTTGGTCACGCTGATGGAATCACGGCGGACGAGCGCAATCAAGAAAAATGCGCAACGCGGGCGCTTTGGATTGCTGGCCCCACTTGGTCCCACCTCCGTCAAAAGTGGGGCCAGAAAAATGCATTCAAAATCAATGCTGTCCCCACTGGCCCCACCTGGTCCCACCTCTTTCTTTCCGATGCATGATGAAGGGAGGGACTAGCGTGGACTCGTCATTCCTATGGGAAAGGAAAGGAAGTCGGTGGCCCAAGTGGGGCCAGTGGGGACACGATTGATATTGATGGATTTTTTCTGTCCCCACTTCGCCGCTAAGGTGGGGACAGATTGGAAGGTGGGGCCGCGGCAAAACGAAAAGGGGCACCCTCACGGATGCCCCCTGTCGTCGGCTGGCTGCAATTCCGTCAGTCGTTTCGTTCTGGCCTGCGATAGCGCCATTCGCGGGCCTCCCCCGTGCGGCGACGATACCGCTCCCAATGCCGAGATTTCAGCCAGGCACCGACCCGCATCTGATCGATCTTCGTCCATTTCGCAGGTTCAATTCCAAGGGCCGCTTCGAGAATTTCGCCCACGGACACGTCACGGATCGGATCGACCCGCTCGATCTCTTCTTCCTGCCAATCCTCATACCCCGCGTGGCCGCGATTGACGCTGCGCGTGTCGTGGGTGAGCCAGCGATCGATGCGGGCGTCCCATGCGTCGCCCTGATACCGGGATTCTTGTTCGGTTCTGGCTTCTGCCAATAGCGCAGCATCATCGATCCACCAGATCGCACCCTCGCGGAAGCGGTGGACGGCTTCGGCCCAGAGCTGGTCCCGGTCGCGGGCAAGCGCCGCGATGTCGATGGTACCACAGCGGAGAGGCCAAAAGCGGCGGTTGCCGGTTTCGTCGCGCAGATAGGTGTCGGGGTTGACCGTGCCCGCGAAAATGCATTGGCGCGGCACCTCGACGGTGTAGCGGCCATAGGGCGGGCGGAAACGGTCGGTGGTGCGGGTCAGGAACGCCTTGATGCGGGACACTTCTGCGCGGCCGATGGCGTCGAGTTCTGCGATTTCCACGATCCAGATGCCCTGCATGTGGATCGCCGCATCCTTGGACCCCAGCTCAGGCAGTTCGTCGGTGAACCATTCCTCGCCCGCCAGCACCTTGAGTGCGGTGGATTTGCGCGCGCCTTGCGGGCCTTCGAGGATCAGCATGTGGTCGGCCTTGACCCCCGGCCGGAAGATGCGGGCGACGGCCGAAATCAGCCACAGCGCACCAACGGTGTGATGGAAGGCAGTGGGTTCGGCCCCAAGATAGGTGCTGGTCCAGGTCTCGATCCGGGGCGTGCCATCCCAGCGCAGGTGAGCCAGCCAGTCCCGCACAGGGTGAATGCGATGATCGCGGGCGACGGCACCAATGGCGCGGCCAACCACCATGGGGGCGACATTGACGCCGCGGAGTTGCAGCCATTCAGCGGTGCGAACCTCGTCTGCATCCTCCCAAGGGCGGGGAAATGAGCCGGTCGCGCCGCCCCATGGCAGCGGTTGTCGCACAACGATTGCCTGCGCGAAGTCGTCGAAGGCCAGAACACCTGCGAAAGCGACATCGGAGGTCAGGGCAATGATGACATTGGCTTCGTTGCGTTCGGGTGTTCCCGCCATGTCCTGACGCAGGCGGTTGTACCAAGCCGGTTTTGCGATCCGTGCGTTTGGATCGCCACTGGCGTTCACGCGGCGACCAAGCTCAAGAAGCTGCTTTTCCAGAATCGCCATGGGAATGCCGGTCGCAGTCTTGATCCGCGCCAGGATCTGGCGCGCAGGCAGCGGGTCCAACCGTGCGAGTGCGATGCGGCCAAGCAACTGGCCGAGGCCTGTGATGTCGGGCGGATTGGTCAGCGCATCGGCGGCAGCGACGAGAGCCTCAATGGGATTGTCACCGACAGGGAGGCCTTCTGCCCCGGCAATCTCTTTGATCGCAGGGACGTCTTGCCCGGCGCGATAGTCCTCGGCGCGTGCTCCGCGCATCAGGTCGTCGTTGAAATCATCGCCGTGGAGCGGCAGGACGATTTCGTTCGGAATGTCGGCCCGGTTCAGCCGGTCGGACAGGGTCGCGGCGGCCTGACGCCCGGCATCGCCCGCATCTGCATAGATGGTGATGCGCGTCGTGCCGTCTGGCCAGCGAAAACGCGCCAGCCCGTCGGCCGAAAGGGCCGCCCAGACCGGCGTGCCGAACAGATCGTGCGCTGCAAGGGCCGTCTCGATGCCTTCGGCAACGCCAAGATGGCCGTCGTCTGGAAGGGCGAACAGACGCACTGCGGCGTCTGCCACCGAGCCCAGCATCTTCTTGCCCGCAGGGGCCTTGGCGCTGCCGTCATCCAGCAAAAATGTCCGGTGGATGCCGGGCGCACGATCACCGTTCGCGAACCGTGCCACTGCGATCAGCCCCGGCCAGCCGCGCTTGGTCTCGAAATCAGTAAGGTCAGGATGTAACAAAAGATCATGCGATGCAGGATCCGATAGCCCGCGCGCGCGGAGGTAGTCTTCACCCACGGAGCCCGCCAATCTGACAGCGCCAGCAATAAGCCTTGCGATCTCGGCGGAATGATCGGGCTTGGGGCGCGGTGCGGACCTAGGTGTCGGGTGGTCCATGCCCGCGATGCGCGCCGCCTCGTCGAAAAGTGCTCCGTCAGAGAGGCCGGTTGCCTGTGCGATCAAGTCGATTGGGCCCGCACGCTCGCCGGTGGCATAATCGAAACCCCAGCCGGCATAGGGCCCATCGAGATGGATGGTGCAGGATCCCTCCTTGAGCGGGGCCCGGCCGGAAAGATCGGCGCAACGCAACGCGCGCCGGTCACGGGCGAGCTGCGCCTCCGGGAACAACCGCGGTAGCCATTCGTTGGCCGTGATGGCCAGCCGGTCACGCACCGCCGCCAGATCATGGCGCGGGTTGGAAGTGGCGACATCGTTCAGGTCGATCATCGCGTTCCCTTCAGGCCAGTAGCACCAGGCCACGCTCGGCCCGGGTGATCGCGGTATAGAGCCAGCGGCGGCGGTCGAGATCGGTGCGGCCCATCCCGTCGTCCCAGACAATCACGTTCTCCCATTGCGAGCCCTGCGCCTTGTGGGCTGTGATCGCCCAGCCGAAGGTGGCTTCGGTCAGAAGGCGCTTGTCCTTCCAGTCACGGTCGTGACGCTTGGGGTCATTGGCGACATGATCCTCGAAATGCCCCTTGTAGACGCGCAAACGGCCCGGTCGGCCGTCGCGATCAAGGGGCCCGACCCGGCGACCATCCTCGTCATGGACGATGGCCGAGAAATAGAGACTGCCCTCGTCAACGATGCCTTCCAGCGTCAGGAACATGCCGTTGATCAGCCCGAGGTCGTTCTGGTTTTTCAGACAGATGATCTTCTCGGTCGCGCCGGTGGGCAGGTATGTCCCGCCAAACCCCGCTGCCGCGCGCATGGCGTTGTTCAACTGCAGCCGCGTCGCGTTCAGACCGCAGATCAACTGCCCGCCCCGCAACGCCTGATCCGGGCTGATGTCACCCTTGCGCAGCTTTGCCACGAAGGCATCGTAGGTGCCGAATCCGATGGGCTCGCCCATCCGCGCCATGGTGGCCAGCCGGATGATGGCGCTTTCGGCCGCCTGGCGGTGGATTTCCGTGAGCATCACATCCGGCGCGTCGCGGGTGAAGGCACCTTCGCCCTTGATGGGGGGCAACTGGCCGGGATCGCCCAGCACCAGGATCGGCTTGCCGAAACTCATCAGGTCACGCGCCATTTCCTCGCCCACCATCGACACCTCATCCAGCACGATGAGCTTGGCATCGGCGGCGTCGCTCTGCGGGTTCAGGGCAAACCGGGGGTGCTTCATGGCCGACAGCGCCTGGCGCATTGCCTCGATCCCGGCCTCGGCCGCAGTCCTGTCAAAACCCGTCAGCCTGCGGGCGGCGGTTTCCGCCTCCTGCACCTTCAAGGCGGCGGCCGCGACTTCCTCTTCGGTCGACTCGATCACCGAGTAGATCAGGCTGTGGATGGTGCGCGCGGGCGTGCCCTTGCGGTTCAGGACCAGTGCGGCCTTGCCGGTGAAGGTGGCGGTGACGACGCCCGGCACGCAGGTGCCATCCTTGGCACTGCGGTGGGGTGACAGGCCGAGGTCGTCGAGGGCAAACTTCAGAACGGTGCTCTTGCCCGATCCGGCATAGCCGAAGAGGCGGAACACCTGCTGCTGGTCGGTGCGGGTTTCGAACCAGTCTCGGACCTCGGCGATGGCTGCAGCCTGTGCGGCTGAAGGGGTGAAGTCACTCACGATTATTCCCCCAGCATGTGCCTGCCCACGCGCAGGGCGCATGCCATTTGCCCGCCGACATGCCGCCCCGGCACAAGACGGCCGTGGGGTCAGCCGCCATCCGCGGCAGCCATTCGCCCGCATCGGACGCCCGCACCACCGCGACGGCGCGGTCCGACATGTCCTGTGCCAGCCGCGCATCGAACGGCACCAGTTCGGCGTGCAGTTCCATCGTGTCGCGGTTCAGCGCGGTGAACAGCGCGGGCTTCGGCAGATCGAGATAGGCCTGATAGAGTGCCAGCTGGGCGGCGTAGACCGGGCGGGCGATGCTGACACCGCGCTTGACCACGTCCTTCCAGCTTGACGCCCCGAGTGCCTTGTTTTCCCAGAGGGCGGGATAGTCCATGGCGACCGGGCCGGAGACCAGGCAACCATCGATGTGGCCTTTGAACCGGCCGCCAAGCGCCTCGAACCCGAACTGCCGCCCATCGGCGCGTACTGTGCGCAGATCGAACCCAGCAATACGCAGCCAGCCAGCGACGATGTCCTCGCCCTGGTGCCCGGCCTCGAAGATGCGCAGGGTTTTCGGCGCAAACTCCTGACCCTCGTCTTTTGGCACGGCGAGAAAGTCATACTGGATCTGGCGCAGACAGTCGCGGCCAAGACCTGAGGAACTGACATAGGTGCGGGGCCGTTCGCTGCGGTTGCGGGCCACAAGGGCCACGTCGATGACGGCCGAAACGGATGAGGCGATGGTCGCGGGCGGGGTGGCCTCGCCGTAGAGGCAGCCCGAGCCATGGTTCAGGTCGATCATTGGTCGCGCTCCCAGAACCCGCCGGCCTCCGCGATGCAGGTCAGCTTGTGAAACTGGGCGTCCGTCAACTGGGCGCGCGCGCCGAACCGTTCGAGTTTCTGGCGCAGGCTGTCACAGAATTCGATCTCGAAATCGGTGGCGGCATTTTCGGTGGCAGCGGCCAAGAGCCCCTTCCAGGTGCAGGTCGTCGTATCGTCGTTCAGATCAATCATGGCGCGCCCCTTCAGAACGGAATCGGATCGTCATGGGCGGTGCCGGTGCGTTCCTTGATTGCCCCCTGCGCCAGCATGCTGTCGACGTAGCCGGTCACCGCAGCCTCGATCAGACGATCAATGTCGGCGGCGGTGCGGTTGAAGAAGGGCTCCATCAGCCCAAGGTCGGTCAGGGCTTCGGCGAAAAGCATCCGCGCATCGCGGATCGCGCGGGTCTCTCGGGCGGTCTTGTCGATCATGCCATTGTTCCTTTGGGCAATTGCGCTGCCGACGTCCTGACAGCGGAGCGAGCAGAAGCGGTGATAGTGATAGCGGTCGTGCTGAAGCCGGTGGATGTAGCCGAAGCCGCGGGCTTCACGCGCGCAGACCGCGCAGATCGCTACCCGAGCAAGAGCATCGCGACCGGGTCCTCCTGCGGCCAATCCTGCCGCTGCAGGCGCTCCGACTGCAGGACGATCCAGCGTGAGATCGCGTTGACCGCCATGGCTTCGAGGTCGCCGAGGGTGAGGCTTGCGATGGGTTGGTGCAGTTTTCCTCGGGCCTCGAGCCATTTTCCGATCTCCAGCGCGGCTGCGCGCGTCATATGCGCCTGCCATTCGTCCGGGGTCATGGGCCGGTCTCCCGGCCCAGCCTCACCTGGTTCGACGGATAGTGATCGTGCTGACCCACCTGACCGTCGCGTCCGTCGTGCCTCAGCCATTGAGCCACGCGGGCATTGCGGGTGCCCCCGGTGCAGCGGGCGCAGGTGCGGGCGGGGCTACGGGGGCGGTCTGCGTCCCCCAGGCGGGCGCGGGTGCGGCTGCGGGCTGCGGTGCCGCGCCCCAGTTCGGCGCTGCGGGCGACGGTTGCGCCGCACCCCATGCCGGTGCCGGGGCTTGCCAGCCAGCCGCCGCGACGCTCGCGGCCTTGCGGGGCGGGGCGTTGACCGGATCCGGTGCGACGGTTTCACCGCGCATGATCGCGGCATGTTGCGGCTCGTCGGGCAGAACGACGTTCGCGATTCGGTTCTGGTCGCGGTACTGCGGGTTGGAGGCAGGCTCGACCATGATGCGGGCGGCGAAAATGATGCCTTCCAGATGCCGCAGACCAGGCAGAACCCGCTTGGCCTTGGCGCCGGGGCTTTCGTCCTTGGGATCAAGGCCAAGGGCGCTGTCGACGATGGCGCGAAAGGTGGATTTCGAGATCTTCCAGCCGATGGACTGCCCTTTCTCGTCCAGCTTGCCACCCGCCACGGTGAAACTCTGCCAGAACTTGCGGCGGGCATGGGGGCCATCGACCACGGTGAATTCGCAATCGAGCATGCGCGCATCGCTGGATTGCGATGCCTTCAGAAGCCCCGCATCCGCTGGGGTCGCGCCGTTCACGCCGCCGGGGCGAATGGTCAGGCGCACTTTGGCAAAGGTGCCGTCGGGGATCAGTTCGCCGATGGGGGCCATCTGCGGCTGGGCGTCGTTCAGATCGTAGCTCATGACATGTGTCCTTTCAGGATCAGGAGGAAAAGGCGGGATGGGCGTAGGTGCGGCCGTCGATGCGGGCAAGCAGCGCGCCCAAATCAGGCGGCTCGGTCATGTCCAGACGTCCGGAGCGGTCCTTGGCCGGAAGGCCCCAGGGGTTGCCGGATTTGCAGACGAGGCGACGTTCGGTGGCGGTCTCGTCCAGCACCCAGCCGCCTTCGGCGTCGCGTGCGAACAGCTGCATCGAGACCACCTGGTCCACGATGCCGGGCAATTCCCGCCCGGCCTTGCTTCCTTCCATCTGCGGCTGCCAGGTGACGGTGCCGAAATCGTCGGTGACCTTTTCCAGCACGCCGACGAAGATGACGGTCTTCCCGCGCGCATGCTGCAGGTGCTTTAGCGCCTGGATTACCTCGCGCCCCAACAGTCCGTAGGCACCACGCACATCCGGCTTGCCGGTCCGGTCGGAAAACGCCTCGGGCTGCTGGCGGGCATAGGCCATGACCTGCCGCGTCAAGTCGGTGATCGAGTCGACAAACACGATGCGGCGCGCGGCGAGGAAGGCTTCGATGCCGCTGTCGCGGTGCTGGGCCTGCAACCACGCATGGCGTTCGGTGCCGTACCAGGATTGCGGATGCTGCGCCGGATCGGGCCCGCCGATTAGCACCACCAGATCGCGGAAATCGGTGAAACTGCGCACCGGGATCGAGGCCCCGCGCCAGTCCTGCACCGACTTCATCCCGGCTTCGAGGTCGAGGCAGACGGTTTCCTCGGCGGGCAGCGATTTCAGAAGCGTCGTCTTGCCCACGCCGGGCGGACCGAAGATCGCCAGCGAGGTCTTGTTCTCGGACGAGGAGATGCGCTCGTCGGCGGTGATGATGCGGAAAGTCATGGGGTTCTCCGAAAGATTGAAAGGTGCGCGGCGGCGGGGGTGACCGGGTGCCGAAGGGGAACCTGCCCGGCGTTGCCGCTCGGGCGTCCCGCCGCCGCGCGTCACCGGTCTCGGGTCTCGAGCCGGAACACGGGTTTGCCGGTGGTCTCTGTGCGGGCGGCCGCGAAACCTTCCCGCATCGCCTCGGGCCAGGCCCCGAACCGCCGCTCGGACACGCGATAGGCGATCTCGAGATATTCGGTCGGATCGTCGCCAGACGCGGCGATGCGCGCGGCCATGGCTGCAAGCCGGTCCTGATCCCAGGATACTTTCTTCGGCAGGTCCGCGATCACCACCACGCCCGCATCCTCGATGCGCACCGTGCCGGAAGTCTTTCCTTGCGTTGCCCGCTCAGCCTCGGTTGCCGCGCCATAGCGCTGGCCGATTCCGGCCTCCAGACGATCGCGCAGACGCTTGACCCGGGCCGTTTCCGCAAGAGCGGCTTCCTGCAAGGTGAACAGCAGGTCCGGCGGCATGTCGGCGATCTCGCCGATGGACAGGCGGTCGAGGTCATTGAGACCGGGAGTATTCGCGAGTTGCGGGGCAGCCGCCGCATCAGTGCTGGGGAACGGAATGGCCATCACTGACCCTCCCGCTTCAGCGCCGCATCAACGGCGCGATCGGTCCCGACTGCTCCCGCTTCGCGGGCAAGGCGGTGCAGCCGCTCAAGCGCCGATGAACGCCGGATCGCGGCCGAGACATCCGCATTGGCGGCCACCACGGCAAAGGCGATATCGTCGATGGTCGCCACCTCGATCGGCAGCGGTTCGATCTCGTTGCCTTCGCGCCATGGCGCAGGGATCGTGTCGGGCAATTCGTCCAGGCTGTGAAAGGCACGGCGAAGGCGTGCGATCAGGCTCGGCAGCTTGGCCATGGCGCTGTCTCCGGTCGAGGGTTCGGCCGACTTTCCGGCCAAGGCGAAGTAGAGGGACGGCGGGAGCCGATCCCCGATCCAGGCGAGTACGGCGCGCATCAGGCAGCCTCCTTTGTCGCGATGAGTTGAGAAAACGGGATCTGCGCGTGGCGTGGCTTGGTCCGCGCGATGGCGAGATAGGCAAAGCGATCCGGACCGACGCGCACCTGCACCAGATGGACCAGCGCCGCCTCGAAGGCTCGATGGGCAGCACTGGCCAGCGCCCCAAGCCTGCGGCGTTCGTGCTCCGGCAGGGTCGAAATCACGGCAGTGGTATCGATGCCGAGAAATCCGCGATGGTATTCCAACTGGTCACCGGGCACCGCTTGGCCGATCCAGGCGCAGAACTCGATGTCGGTGAGCGGCAGGGGTTTGGCCGGGGTGAAGGCGGTGGGGGGCATGACGAACATCTCCATGAGGGTCCTCTACTCACGCCGCCCGTGAACCGTCCCACTGCGCCCCGAACCCGCGCATCGCGAGATCGAGCCGCAATTGAGCGATGTGCCGGTAGAGGTCGGAGCGGGAGGTACCGGTGCGGCCAACGATTTCTGCGATGGCGCAGGTGCCAAGCGCCGCGCACAGGGTGCGCGCATCCTCGG